AGGCAAGAAAGGCTAGTTCGGATATGTATCATTGGGAAGGTAAAGCTAAAGCCGCTGGCTATGCTCTAGCAGGTCTAATAGTTGAAATAGCTATAGTACTAACTTTATATAGTTTCGGATTGTTATAACTGCCTTACAGCTGATTAAACGATAAGGCAGAATAACAGTTGGCCTGATTTCAATTTAAAGCCCACAGCGGGGCGATAATTTCAAACCGCTATAACCCTAAGAACATCTCACGTTCGGCTTCCCTTCTGCGCGTTAGACCGGAAATTACAGCCCCATTCGCCTTATTCCACCTCAGAAACTGCCCAGCCACCTCAACCCTCATCTCATCTTCATTAAGTAACCTAACTAATGTAGAACTAGCTAGATTACCTACTCCAATGTTATAACATAAACTAACTAGTGCATCGAACTCATACTGTTCCAGAGGAACTTTGACTGCTTTAGTTACTCCTTTCTCGTAGGTAGTTAATGTACTTGCAAATAGTTCCAGAGCCTCTACTTCCGTAATAGCTGGGTCTCTTAGACTTACCGGAGTTCCATCTGCATATCTAGTAGAGCCATAACCAATAGTAGGTACTTTAGCACTGCATAGATAAGCCTTAGCTCTAAAGCCCTCAAATTGTTTAATAAAATCAATACCTTGCTGGCTAATTTTCATAAATTACCTTAAAAACTTAGAAATGAATGTGCTTTAGCAGTATTTATAACAGTTACAGAACTAATAATAACTTTAGAAGCATTACCAGTATACCCAGTAGATGTTTGTAATACTAACTTATACATGGGAAACATCTCTGGAACTGGTAGACCATAGTTCTCAAAGGTCTCGCCACTTGCCTGATTAGCATTACTATACTCACCATGTCCCATTATTAACTTAACTGGGTACTTGATATCATTAGTAGCAACTATATAATAGGTAACAAATTTACTATTACCAGCTTGTACTAATGAGCCAACACCATTAACAATGTTATTATAATAGACTCTGCCACCATTAGCGTGAGGAAATACAGGTAAAGCTGGTTCTAACTGGGCATATCCTGAGCCATTCAAGTAAACAGTAGGTAAAAGAGCATTAGTTAAAACCTGTTCGTAGTTATTAATTGGACTAGCACTATCAGTAATCGAGTGTTCTAAGTCCTCATCAGCAAACTGAATAGGTGAGCTAAAGGTTAAATTAACATTAGTATCAGAGTTCAAAGTATAACTAAGTTCCCCACCACTACGCCAGACAGCTCCTCTATTCCTATGTTCTGAATAATGCCATTGAGTATCCCTAGCTACACTATGTCTTTCATCACCAACTATAATAGCTTTCTTTAGAACCGAATCCCAATAAACATAACCGATTAAGATGGAACTTCTTATATTCCCATAAGCTCCATCGAGGGCTAATTGCCCTGTAAGATAGTTATAGATAATATAATTACCACCAGTAACATCTGGAATTTCTATAAATTTTATACCAGAAACAGTATATTCTGTGCCTCGGTAATAGACTTTAACAGGAATAGCAATAGTCCAAGAGAAAATTCTAGTGCTAGTTACGAAAGAAACACTATTACCAGTTCTAGTGAAAACTCCAGTCAAATCTTGACTAAGATAACCTACAAGAGCAGGGTCAACTGCTCCTGTATCGCCTTTCTCACCCTTACCTGAATTAACTAAAACATTAACAACAGGCTCTTTTACAGTTATAGTGTTTATAACAGTCTCTTTAGCAGTTATAGTTTCAGCCATTATCTTACCTGCAATTTTAAAGTACCTACAACAAGTGTATTAACAAAGCCAGTTGATTTCTTAGTTAGCTTTAGAAAGTAGTAAAAGGCACCAGCGCCCAGACTTAGAGTCTGAGCGTCAGTAATTGTAAAGTTTATATTATAACTAGCTGATTGATTAACTATAATTGTACCTGAGGTTGAACTATAAGTTAGAAGAGCAGTTGTATCTGTCTTTAACTGCCTAATCTCAGCTACAAGGTCGTAGAGAGTCATATCAATTAGATTGCCTTGACTGTCTTCATAGGCAAACTCCATATTAATTGTATCCTGAACATACTCAGAATAGTTAATCGTAGCTGTTTCACTATAAACTGTTTTCATATTAAGCCCAAACTCTTGATGGTGTTGTAGGTTCTACAATATAAGGTGCTAACAAATCAGGGATAGGCGAAGCTATTTCAGTAACCTCACCTGTTACTTCATCTACTGACTGAGTTACAGGTAAAGAAGCTAGACGTAAATTAACATGATAGCCTTCTAGCGGGGCTAGTTCAGGATATTCATTGCCATCTATGTCTTCTAGCATGTTACCCGTTGGTTTATGGATAATACCTACAAAGTCAATAGAAGCTAGTCCTGTAGATACTAGAACTACACTCTCATCTTCATTTTCTATTTCAGTTAGAAAGGATAGATTAGATAACACATTCTCAGCTTCAGCTTGGTCTTTAAACTTTAAGTAATAATCAATCATCTTGTTAGTCTCTGTAAGTCTACGTTAGGTAAACGTGTTGGGTAGTATTTGATGGATTGGATGTGACCGTTTAGTATCTGCCCATTAGAGATATTTTGTCCTAAGTGTATTCTATCAACAGTAGGTATGGTTGCTGCTAGGTCGGTTCCAACACTTGCACCATTAACACTAATAGCCAAATCATTTAATTTATATGCAAAAGCTGATTTAACTGTACTATAAGCTGTGATAGCCGAGAAAGAAGTTATATCCCCTTGGGTCACACCTCCTGAAACTACAGCTGTTGCATTTAAATTTGATAGATTTTTACGATTAAACATCGTATTGTTAGTGTTTCCATCATTAATATACCAATTCATTTGAGCAGTAGTTGTAGTTAGCGGAGAATCACTTGCACAGTAAACAGTCCCAGCACTCTGGTTATACCAACTACTAAAGTTACTACCCACCATTGAAGCATTATCTGCCACACGAGTTACGGTAGCTGAGGTTGTTGGGATGTATGAAGTTGGGAAAGCGCCTAGTTCATACTGAATACCCCAGATAGCTATATTTTTACCTGTATCTGGCACACTTGAGTTATTTGCGACTACACCAGATATAGCAAGTGACCTTGAGCCACCGTCTGTAGCTCCGTAGGTAAATCTTACTGATACTTGGTAAATATTATTTTGGATTTGTTTAATGTAATTAGCTACTACACCAGCTTGAACAACACCGAAAGACATCGTACTTGCGTCTATAAAAGCACTTATAGAACCTGCTGCTGTACCAAACCTTAATCGTAAAAAAGCAGCTGTCGTTAATGGCTTATTAACAAAAAAGCTTAATGTATATGTAGCAGAAGCGGTAATAGTTGTACTTTGTGAAGGTGAACCTGTTGTAGAACCTATTGTAAATATATCCCCAGTTAGATTACCTGTTGGTGCTGTCCATGTATTAGATTGCACAGTACCCGTACCTAAATCCCAAACAGTAGACAAATCCTCGCTGTAAAGCATTAAATTAGTCCGTTGTTCTTCAATCAACAAACCTTTTGGCGCTAAAGTAGCAGGGTCGTAGTCGAATCTTGGCCCGTAGTAAGCAGTAGAAGTAGGTGCTGCTACTGGATTATAGCTGTAAGTGTCTAGTGAAGCTGAGTCTGATAACTGAGCGCCAAAGATGTATATGCCAGAAGTGCCATCGCCTGTGTATACTCGATTAGCCCATATCCCATCTACGCTTGTTCTTATTTCAGGAACTACAGTCCCTACTGTTGTTATTTGCCCTGCTATTTGAACACGCCACCAACCATTACCTACAGCAATAGCAGAATAGCTTGTAGGGAAACCATTACCTATAGCGGTAACACCTGTCTGTAAGTCTACTGTGATATATGGAACAGAGCTAAAAGCAGAACCTCCGATACCTATATAGGCATATTTACGCTCAGCTGCCTTTATATAGACACTAAATGTATAAATTGAGCCTACTGTAGCGGATGAAATAGCTATTTCATTTATTGAATGTGAAGCATTAACAGTATTCTCAACCAACTTCTGACCACCATCAAACCCAAAAGGCCCGATAACTGTACTAGCTGCAATACTACTATGAATCTTAGTCCAAGCCACATTTTCAAAGTTCTGACTGTATCCTAGTAGGTTTTTGACTGTAGTACTGTAATAAGGCTGTAGTGCACCTTCGTTTAGTTGTGCGCCCCATGCGTAAAGTTCGTCACCAGCGGCTGATGTGCCACCAGAAGTTTGAGACGCTATAATTCCATATGCAATAGAGGTTAATGCTGACAATACAGTAAATGTAACTGATATTCGATACCATCCATTACCTACTGATGTAATGGATGGCAGTAACGAACCAAAATCAGCTGTAGCAACACCAGTTGACGAAACAACACCTGTAGTAATATTAAAGTAAGAATTGAACACTGTAGCACTACCACCAACAGCTGCAACCCTCAATCTACAAAATGAAGTGTTGCTTGGCTTAACATAAGTAGCTATTGTGTAAGTAGTAGTCGTGCTTGTTGTTGTCTGTGAAGGCGTGTTTGTTAGTGCAGAATAATTAAATTTATCTGCAGTAGTTGTACCATCCGGTGCAGTAATTGCATTTGCTGTAATAGTAACAGCAGCACCTTTTACCCAAGCCGCATTATCAAACTGCTCTGAATAAGTCAGTAAGTTATGTGGAGCATACTGTATCAAACCATTAGAACCAACTACAGTAGCATTACTACCTCTACTAAAACTAATCCTAGAATCTAAGGTACCGCCCATAAAGTCAAGTGCTAACCTAATTCCTTTACTCAATCTTTTTTTCTGAAATAATAAAAGATTCATATATTCCTCTTAATAGAAGCAAGTAATAGTTCTATCTGCACCTTGAGCTACAGGACTTGCCGCTGTACCAGAACGGAAACGAACATATCTAAAAGCTGCAAAAGTCACTACATCAATAGCATAAGCTGCACCTGCAATAGCGCCAGTATAAACACCAGCTTGTATATTAGTATAGTCAAAAACTGTACTAACCCAATTCACATTATCATTACTAACTTCTAAACTAACAGAAGCCGCAGTCCAGCTAGAAGGCATTAAGAAAGAATTAACTAACTCACTTACCAAGTCAACACTATCAGAAACACTAGCACCAGATAAGATAGTTACTTCTTTAGCCTGTCTAGTAGAAATATCATCACTCATATAAACCCCTTAAAAATACTTATTAATTACAAATGTAGCAATAGCAGCTATGCCACCTACTGCTGTAGAAATCCCACCTATATAGCCAATTTGCTTCGACCTTTCTACTTGCATCTCTTGCAATGTTTCGGCTATTTCCTTCAAAGAAACCGTAATACTTTCTCTAAACTCTTTACTATCATCAGAGACATTCTTTAAATTCTCTTCTAACTTAGCTACTCGACAAGGTAAATCGGGCATAACTTAATCCTATAAATAGATAACTGATTTAGGTAGGTCTAAACTATTCCAAGGAAGCTTTGAAAGTTGTCCTGCTCTCTTATTCTTAAAGATATGGTTATTCTTTCTGGCTAGTGCAAATACTGTAGGAGAAACTCGCATTAATCTACATCTTTCTATCCTAGACCACTCATCTTTATATAAAGGATTGAGTTTTCGTATCCTAACATGTCTACGGTAGTTAGCTAGAGCAACATAGAAAGAAGTTGTCCTGTAAATAGCTTCTGGAAGGTCAGTATAATCTATGACAAATACATCACCTTCATAGGCTTTTGCCCATAAGTCTTTAAGGTAAAGAGTTAGCTTTATATCTTGGTAACGCATAAATAGTTTAATTTTATCATAAAGCATACCATATCTAGGTTGTCAAGTCAATTGAAGAGCCTCTAGCCCTATTACTAGCTATTTTAGCCTAAATTTTGCTTTTTTACCTAAAATAATGTATATTTTTAGAGAAATTTAAAGTTTTGAGGACAAATTATGACCGTTTTAGACCCTAACAATAAGGCAATCATTGACCTAGATTCAGTACCTAGTCCGGCAGTTCTAGCAGGTATCCTAGACATTCCAGTATCTATGGTTCATCAAGGTAGACAGGATGGTAAGTTACCAGCCAAAGTAACAGCTACTTATCGTGAGTGTATTCACCAATATATCCATTACTATAAGAAGAAAATCAACTCTAAGTCTACTTCTATGGGCGAAGCCAAATTAGCACAGGATATTAGGAATGGTATTGCCAAAGAACAACAGCAATGGTTAGAGATAAAGCAAACCAAACAGGAGTTATTAGACATTGCGGTAATGAAAGATTTATTTGAACCTATTTTTCATCTCATAAGAAGTTCCTTAGTGAATGTAGCAAGAAAACACCCAGAAGCTCAAGTAGATATAGATAATATGCTTGAACTTTTAAGCGGTTTAGGGACTAAAGTAGCTTCTAAAGCAAATACAGACGCTAATAATTATGTTATAGAGATGTTAGAAAGAGAATTAACCTTGGGCAATCCTGAAGAAGAATTAGAAGAAGCTTTTGATTTGAAGGAAGAACTATGATAACGCAAGCAAAATTAAAAGAACTTTTTAACTACAATCCAGAAACAGGTTTATTTACTAGAAGGATTGATGTAGGACTACGGGTAAAAGCTGGAGCTGTAATAACAAATACCAATAATATGGGGTATCTTAGAATTATAATAGATAGGAAAGCTTACGCAGGTCATAGAATGGCTTGGTTATATATGTTTGGCGAGCTTCCAAAACAGATAGACCATAAAAATGGAATAAAAACAGATAATAGAATAGCTAATTTAAGGTTATGTACTACTAGCGAGAATAATGCAAATAGAAGTACTAGAGCAGTTGGTGTATCAGGGCATAAAGGTATTCTATATTCTGAAAAATACAATTCCTATGTTGCAAGATTAGCTGTGGATAAACAAAGAATTCAAAAAACTTTTACTATTTCTAAATTTGAGAGTAAAGAAAAAGCTTTACAGGAAGCTCATTTATGGTTAGAAAGTATTAGAAAAGAACACCATAAGGAGTTTGCAAGACATGGATAGTTTCTTTCAAAGTTTAGATACTACATGGGCTGAACGACTATTCCTTGGGAAATGTTTACAGCTATTAAAGAAACCTAACAGGATGGGTACAAGAGAATGGGCAGAAACTAATAGGTTCTTGACCTCTGATGTTTCATCTCGGCCTGGGAAGATGGACTGTATGCAAACTCCTTGGATGTTATATGTAATGGAGTGCCTAGATAATCCTGAAATACATTCTATTGTAGGTAAGAAGTCAGCTCAGATTGCTTGGACAGAAACTATTAACAACTGGATAGGTAGAACAATTGACCTAGACCCAAGAAATATAATGATTGCTTTCCCAAGAGCAGCTTCAGCGCAGAAGTTCTACAAGGAAAAGTTAGTACCTTATATTACCCACACACCAGCTCTTAAAGCAAAGATTGGAAGTCTAGCTAAAGTAAGTCATAAACATATACCTTATGATGGTGGTTTCTTAGTTCTAGCTAATGCAGGTACAGCTGAAGATGGTAAGTCATCTGTTATACCTTATGTAATTGTAGAAGAGCCGGATGGTGTAAAGAAAGATGTAAATAACCAAGGCGATGGTATGGCTATTTTACGCCAGCGGATGAAATCATTTTCAGACAGTAAATTAGTCTATGCCGGAACACCTACTGATAAGGATTTTAGCCAAGTAGACTTAGCCTATGAACAAAGTAATAAAATGATATATCTAGTTCCTTGCCATTTATGTGAGGAATTCCATTCACTTAGTTTTGACAATCTAAAATATGATGAATGGCAAGATAGACGAATAGATGAGTTCTATGGGATTTACAATCCAGAAACAGCTTACTATGAATGTCCACATTGTTTAGGTATTTGGAATAATGAAGAAAAGAACGCTAACGTCACAAGAGCTATTAACTCACATAATATGGGTTGGGTTCCTACTAATCCTAGCGTGGACGACATTTATGGGTTCGCCTTTAATGAGTTGCTAAGTCCTTTTGAAGCTTCTAGTTTAATTAACTTGGCTAAACAGAAGTTAAAAGCCCAAGTAGCCTATGATAATGGACATGAAGGTTTAATGAAAAGTTTTACTAATAACTCTAAAGGTGAAGCTTATGTTCCGTTAAATGCTGGTCTAAATGTAGATGAGTTAAGGGCAAGAAGATTAAACTATCCTGAAATGGTAGTACCTTATGAGGGTTTAGTGCTAACCACAGGTATTGACGTTCAGCATAATAGGTTTGCTATTGTAACTAGGGCTTGGGGCAGAAATGGTAACTCATGGTTAGTTAATTGGACAGAGATATTTGGAGACGTACTAGACTATTCAGATAGTGTCTGGGGTAGATTAACTGATTATATATTCCAAGACTGGACTCATGGTGCAGGTAAAGGTAAGACATTAAAAATATCAGCAGCTTCTATTGACTCCGGTGATGGTGCTACAGCTGAATTAGTCTATCGTTGGGTAGCTGAAATGAGTTTAAAACATAATCATATCTTCGCTTGTAAAGGTATTGGTGAACTTAAATTCAATAACTACGAAATCTTTAATGAACCTAATATGATGGAAATAGGTTCTTCTAGTCAGGAACGTAAAACATTAGCTCAAACTATGGGTGTTAATGTATTTCCTATGGGAGCTTATAGAGCGCACGAAGAAGTATTAAGACGTTTTAATTTAAAAGGTAATCGTGATAGACATTATCATTGTGAGACTATGTACGGTGGTTATGAAGAACAGATATTATCTTGTAGAAAAACCTTTGAAACAGATACTCAAAAGGGTGGCTTTAAACTTATTTCAGGTAAACATAAAGAAGGTATTGACTGTGAGAAAATGGCTTTACACGCAGCTTATGCTATTCAGATTAGAAACTACACTAATATACATTGGGCCGCTTTGGAGCAGCACTTACATGTTCAATCAGAAACATTTACATAACTATAGGAGTTACAAATGGCTAGAACAATAGCAGAAGTACAGGCAGACCTTACTACGGTAAATGCTGCTTTACAGAATTTAATAGCAGGTAAACGAATAACTCAATTGAGGTTAGGTTCTGGGGATTTTGCCAGACAATACCAATACCAAGAGATTACTTATGATGTTTTAAAAGCAGAACAAGCTGATTTAACTCAAGAACTAGCTGCTTTACAGACTGAACCTCAAATGAAGTTCAGAACTATGTCTAACATTCCACTTACTGTATCTAAATTTAGGGCTTAATAATGACACTACCATATGACTCAGAAGAGTTCTATTACTCTCGTGTTAATCAACAGGCTTTCGATGGAGCTGTTACTAACTATAGAATGGAACAAAAAGGTTTAGTTACTGGAGAATCTGACCTACTAGCTGCTCGTGAACTTAACTTATTATGGCAACGTAGTCATCATGCTATTAGAAATAATGGCTGGGCTAAAGTAGCTAAAACTAAAAACCTTATCAATCTAAATGCTCTTACTATTAAATGGAAAGATGCCAATGGTAAAGTTAATAAAAAGATGCAGGCACTTTGGGATGAATTCGCTAAAGACCCTAATTTAGATGGGTATGGTACTTTAGAGAATACTCAAGAAGCTTGGAATGGTGCAATGTTCGAGTCAGGAGAAGCTCTTTGCCGGATGTTAATTAAGAAACGCCAAGGACACACCATACCTTTAGTTATCCAGAACATTGAAGCAGAATATCTTGACCCTAACTTTACTAATGGAGACCCAGAAACTACTAGAAATGGTATTAGGTTTAATAACTCTAAACCAGAAACCTATTTCTTTAGTAAAAAGAAACCTAACTTCAATATGTTCAATCTATATTCTTTAGAGAAAATAGAAGTACCTGCTGATGAGGTTTTACATATATTTGTTAGGGATAGGCCAGGTCAATGGCGTGGAGTACCTACTTTAGCTTCTATTCTTTTACCACTTTATGAACTGGACGACCTTACCGATGCTACTGTTGCAAAGCAAAAAGCTGCTCAAGCTATTTCATGGGTTATTCGTAATACCAATCCTAGTGCTGCTGTTTCTGTTGGTTCTGCTCTTAACGCTGTTGACCCTAATGATATTGACCAAGCTACTGGTAAGCGTAGAGTGGTTACACAAGCATCTGGAGGCGGCGTACAGTACCTTAACAAAGGTGAAGATATAGCTTTCTATCAAGGTACAGATATTGGGGCGAACTTACCTGAACTTATTAAAGCTGAATTACATAAAATAGCACAAGCAGCTGGTTTAAGTTACGAAGTATTAACAGGAGACCTAACTGGTATTAGTTTCTCGGCTTTACAACAAGTATCTATTGATATGAAAACTAAAGCAGAGTTCATGTATAAGTTTTATCTTATCAACCTTGGTCTAGCTCCGCTTTGTGCTAAATTTAAAGAACTTGCGATAATCTATGGTAGTAAGAGTTTCTCTAATCTAAATCCAGTATTCCAGTATCCTCGTAGATATGGTGTTAATGAATTAAAAGATACCCAAGCCGACTTATTAGAAGTACAATCTGGTTTCTCTACTTGGGAAAGTAAACTTGAGGAACGTAACCTATCAGTAGAAGAGATTACAGAAGATAAGAAACGTCAGAAAGAAGCTGGTGTTAGTTTTGAACCTGTAGTTAAAGATACTGGTCAAGATTCAAATATCGAAGCTAACTCTAACTCGGCTGGTATGTAGTTAATTTAGTAAGTAATCTGCAGATAGCCCTTGACAATCTACTAAAAAAAGAGTATAAAGGGCTATCATTTTTATAGGCGCGTCTTATGAATAGTCACAATTTAATCTTAACCAGACTGATTAACACGCCTTTGGCTATTAGTCAGGATAAGTTAGATATTATCACCTCACAAGTTAGTTTAAAGCTACTTGCTGGTGAGAAATTATCTGCTGGTGTAGCTATGCCTACTGAAAAAGCTGCTACTGCTTCTGATAAAACCGCAGTTATTAGTGTTTTTGACAGTCTAGTTGCAAAAGGTGGTGCTGGTGAGTCTGGTTTTACCTCATATGAAGGTATTAAAAGTTCTACTCTTAGAGCTATTAATGATGGGGCTACTAAAGTAGGTTTCTATATTGATAGTCCAGGCGGTGAGGTTTCCGGCTTATTTGCACTAACTGACTTTATCAATAACTTACCTTCTGTATATGGTGTAAAAACTTTTGCTTTTACTGATGGTTCTATGACTTCAGCGGCTTATGCTATTGGCTCTGCCACCCAGAAAGTCTATGCTACTGAAAGTTCAACAGTTGGTTCTATCGGGGTTATCATGTCCCTAGTAGACGTAACTAAAGCAGATGAAAAAGCCGGTTACAGTTATACAATTTTGCGTAGTAAAGAAGATAAAGCTCTTTACAACCCGCATGAACCTACTTCTAATGCTGTTATTGACAAATACACAGCCATGTTACAAGAGTTAGACGCAATGTTTAACAACGAAGTAGCTAAGAACAGACCTAACTTGTCCTTGGACAGTATTAACTCTATGAAGGCAGGTGCTTTCTTAGGTAATAAAGCCCTTGAACTAGGTTTAATAGATGGAATCGTAACTTCAATGGATGAAGTACTTAATTTGAATGTTTCATTAACACAAAGAGGTGATGTTATGACACTAGAAGAGTTGAAAGCTCAACTAAGTGCTAAAGATACGGAGTTAGCTACGCTGCAAGCTAGTGTTACTAACGCTGTAAACGAAGCTGTTAAAGGTGAAAGAGCAAGATGTTTAGACATTTTAGCTGCTGGTCAAACTTTAAAAGTTTCTGCTGAGCAAGTTACTAAGCGTATTTCTGCTGGTACTGCTAAAGATGATGCTGTAGATATTTTTACTGCTATCGCTGAAGCCGTAGGTACTGCTACTGCAATTGATACCGCAACCGGTGCTGATGCTTCCGTTTCTAAAGAAACTGTAGTTGGTGCTAAAGAAGAACATAAAGTAGAAATTGATGGTCAAGCATTTTCAATGTCTGACATTATTGCTGCTGCTCAACAAATGAAAGGAGTTAAATAATGGCTGCTGA